CAGTAATTGGGATGGTTCAATGGTTGAAGTATTTCTGGAAATAGAAAAATACTTCCTGTTGACAAAATGTCCAGATTTTGAGAACAGAGACTGGTTGATTAAAAATTGGAATAATGTAACGGCGAAGTCCATGGACGGCCGATTGCATTATTCAGCTAGTCGCGGAAGACGTTCAGGTGATTTATGGACATCTTTGTTTAACACACTTCTCAATTTCTTGGTCACCATGTTTGTTTATAATTTTACATGGGACTCAGATTTCAGAGTCATGGCCTTAGGTGATGACAACGTCGTTAGTACGAATGAAGATGTCGACGTTAATGAAGCTCTGAACAAATATGAAGGACTCGGAATGAAGATTGAGATAATTCCTCGGTTAACAATGTCAGAGACTTCATTTTGTTCAGGAATCTTCTGGAAGGTGGGAGGTAAATATGTGTGGGGAAATTTACCATTTAGGACAATTGCCAAGTTAGGTATCAATCATCATAACCACCACGAGAAGAATTTTTCCGGGCTGTTGTATGGATCAGCCAAAAGCATGTTACCAAGTGCTGGACATGTACCAGTACTTGGCTCTCTGTTAAGAGCAATTGTCCGCTCTGCTGAAAGTAAAAATATTAAAATTCGGCGAGATAATAGAGGTGCTAATCCATATAAAATACATGGTGGGTTTGTGTTAGAACCTGAGGGTGATACAATCAAGCAATTCGCTGAACGTTATGGACTTGATGTTGATACTGTTATTATGTTAGACCAGCAATTGTCTAAAGTTAATATAGATCAATTTCCATTAAAAATATTCGGTGATGTATTTGATGATTGTGTTGCCACAGATGTAGGAGCTGCAGGAAGTGATTCAGTATCACTTGAACAGCTTCTATATGATGTACCATATGCAGAAGAACATGAAAAATTGGCAGGTTGTACAAATATCTTAGATGCTATTTCAAATGCAATTGATTTTGGAAAAGAAGAAGTTGCAGAAGGAGCACCAGATGTCAATATTTTCTTACATGCTCTATTCACGTCGATTGCTTGGTTTAATATAGACTGGGCAATTAACATGCATTCATGGTATAATCTATATGCTGTATACAATGGTCTAACACCATGCCGCAGGAAGAAAAATAAGGGACGTTCCAATAAAGGACAGCAGAAAACTGCAAAATCAACAATCAAGAAGATTGTTAAAGAATCCCTTATTATGGCTGGAACACTAGGAGGTGAATATTTGGGTGGTCCAGCAGGGGGAGTTGTTGGGGCTAAAGCAGGAGCTTGGCTTTCAAAGATTTCCGGAATGGGTGATTACCATGTAAGGGCCAATTCACTGTATCATTCACAAACTGTACCTGCATTTGGGAAACAGACTGTGAAGATTAGACACAGAGAGTATATTGGTGATATTACAGGATCAACTTCATTTTCTGTAGTTGATTATGATATAAACCCAGGCATGAGACAGACATTTCCATGGCTATCAAACATGGCAAACATGTTTGAACAATATAAAATCAAGGGATTGATTTTTGAGTTCATTTCAACGGCTGGAACAGCAGTTGGAAGTACCAATACTGCACTTGGTACAGTAGTCATGGCCACACAATATAATGTCTACAAACCACAATTCACCTCAAAAATTGAGATGGAAAATCATGAGTTTTCTGTCTCTGGAGCACCATACAATAGTTTAATACATCCAGTTGAGTGTGATCCTAGTGAAACTCCATATAACGTACATTTTGTACGAAATTCTTCACTAGCAGATAATGAGGATGAAAGACTATATGATTGGGGAAGGTTCACCGTAGCTACTGTTGGTATGCAAGCAGCAAATGTAATAGGTGAACTCTGGGTTTCATATGATATTGAATTTGAAAAACCTAGAATTGCTCCAAATGCATACCCAAATCCACTTCATGCTCGGTTGTCTAATGGAGCCTGGGACGAACCAGATACATTAGGTGACATTTTACGAGGAGTAGGTGGTAATTTACCTGTGACAGTATCATCGTACAGTGGTGGATACTCACAAATAAACTTTCCTTCATGGGTCTACAATGGTAGATTCATGGTAGTTGTTTGTGCTCAAGCGTCTGCCAACTTTACTGATAAGTTGCATGTTGATACAGAGGTAAATTGTGAGATTGGAACCACAGGTTATGGTTTTGATCTAGATACACTTTGGCAGTTTGATGCAACAGTTGCTGATGACAGAAGTGTATTCGTCACTTTTATTGACGTATTAGACACTGGTGCCTCATTTGTAGTTGATACAAGTAGCACATCAGCAGTTGGTACAAGTGTAGATGTTTACATCTTCCAAGTACCTGCAGCTGATCAGTTTGAGATACTCACTGACAGTGTAGCTTTTGAATCTTATAAGAAGATGCAAGAGTTGCTTTTGAAGCAACGTAGATATGATATGATCGACGATGCCAAGGAAGCAAAAGAAGATGCCTAATCTATAAATAGAAGAGGTCCCTTACTAGAACAGTCCCTATGCTGGCCTTAAGGATGATGAGGGTTTGCCCCA